TCGCCGCCGTTTGTGCCGACCAGCAACGAATCGTAGCCTTCTAACCAGTTGATGTAATTGGCTTGCGTGGATGCAATTCCCAGCACGACAGACATATCTGGAGCCGTTACATTGACATTATCAACGATTTGAAAATTCTCGTAATCGCCAGACACAGACATGGCGATTTTATTATCTCTACCAAGTATTAACCGTTCTTTGAATAAAGCAACCGCTGTTGGCCAGCCTTCGAAATCGGAAAATAGGCCGAATTTCCAATTGGTTGTCGGGCTTTGACAAAGCAATGCAGGCAATGGATGTAGGCCAGATTGAAACGATATAGTGACCGTGTTTGGATCGGTGAACGCAGTTATTTTTACGATCATCCAATCGGGGTCATTGTAAATCCACTGGCAAGATGTTGCGGGATCCCCATCCCACGCAAAACCTTGCGCGTGAGTCGGCGGAGCGGTCCCGGCAGTTCCTGCATGTGTGCAACGATAATTCACGCCATTATTAATAATATAAGCGCCCAGCCCGTAACTTGCTCCGCTAGACCAATGTGTGCGGATAGCGTCGGATGGCGTAGCTAAATAGAATAATGATCCAACGTGTCCGGCTGAAAAAATAGGATCGCTAGCAATTAATTGATTAACGCTATAAGGCAAGAATGCATTTATTATTGTGTAGTAAACGGTTGTTGTTGTTACATTTAAATCCTTCATTGGACCATTTTTTGGATCCAACTTGGTCAGTGTCCAATTAGTATCAGAAAGGCGCGCCAATTTATAAACTGGAATTGTTTTGCTTTTGCACGCTATATAAATAACGTCATTTGATTCAATCAGATCAAGCCCAAATGTGCCGTCTGAATTTGTTAAAACGGAGGATGTGTAGGGTGTAGCCAATTCATACGGCGCACCAATAACACCATGATTTGCATAAAAACGAATGTAACTATCCCCGAATTCTAAAATATACGCTTGCGTTTGATTAAATACGAAATGAACTAGCCAGGTTCTTTTGGTGCTGTCTTTTACTTCGGAAACAAATCGCGTCCCGCCACGCTTAACGGCAGGTCCCTGAATTGACGGGATAAAGTTTTCAAGGATTTTACACGCACTACCGTACTGCTGAAGATCGGTTCGACCATCCATCAAAGGCGACCATTCACCCGAATTAAACGCATTAATTGCTGGTGATGCCTTTGCCATTAAAGCCGCCCCTCAATCCATGAATCATCAGCAAATGACTGCGGAGGCTGTTCAATTGCATTTGCTCTAACGGCAGCTTTAACCGCCATTAAGTATTCAGTTGCAACGTCACTTTTCTTGCTGCTTGAATTAGTAATAGATTCGCACGCAACCGTGGCTAACCGTGCAGATAATACTGCGCAAAATAAAGGATCAAATGCGCCTGGGTCGGTAACATTCTTCACATATTTTATTTTTAACGGTGCGCCCATATCAGTCAGTATTTTACCATCCTCAATTGCATAAAGGCTGGTATCTGCATCGATATAATCAGCCAGCGAAGGTGCAACGGTATAATCACCAATTTGAATTACGCGAATGAAATCGCTCGGAAGCTGATACGCTAAACCAAAACCCCAGTCAGGCGTGACAGAAAGAGAAGGCAGACTTACGCGCGCAATTGCGAAATTCCAATAATTCTTTCGCAATTCCTCTTGCCTGACTTGATCCCACAACACCGCCATGATGCGCGCAGGCTTACCGGAATCAGCAAGAGAGGTAACAGTATCCGCGCCTAATAGCATTAGTGCGCGGTTAACGATTTCAGTTTGACTTGCCATTATGCTGGAGGCCACTTACCAGTTTGTTCGATGTACTCAGCAATTTTCGTGAGGCCATCTAATACCAAATTTTTACCAGCGCCAGATAACGCGGCAAGCGCGGTAAAGTCCACAGTTACCTCAATTGCTGAAGTGGTGGTAGCAGAACCAGCCGCCTCAGTAACCTGATAAGCTGCGTCTTGCGGCTTAATTGAATAAAGTCTCGTAGCCATAATTCACCTATAAAAAGGGGCCTAAGCCCCTTTATTAATTGCCGTTATCGACAAACTCAACCAACAAACCCACATCAGCCGAAGCTGTGGCGGCTGCGGTTAACGTTAGACAGATGTCAAGGTGTCCACCTGGATCAGATGTTAACCCAGCAGCTTGCCATAATGGCTGTTTGCGTTTAGCAATGGTATAGCTGGCCGATTCGTTGGTCACGTCGCTATTAGTTAGCGCAGAAGCGAGTGATACCGCTGAACCGAATAAGGCGACGGAAACAACAGCGCCACCATCTGCGGTAGTGCGATAAACGCCAATATCCGCAGCAGCGCTAGTCACGGCGCCGCAGGATAAAAGCACTGCACGAACCATTGCAGTGGTTGGGACTGATACCATCGTGTAGATGGATGCAATCGAATCAGCAGAGCCTGCGGTGACGGAATCATAAGCAGAACGCAAAGCGCCCTTACTTAATCGACCATCATTAATAACCGCTGGAACCGCGTCACGATTGGCGATTTGAGTTGAGGTAAGCGTTACAACACCCATAATATTCTCCTAATTAAGCGCAAGGAATTTCAACGATTTTCTTTTCTTCGATGCGGGTAGCGCCGAAGGTGCCGTACACATAAACCTGATACGGTAAACCGGCCAAGTCTTTGCGTCGAGAAACGTCGGTAGAAATATCCTGCCATTTACCTAAGTGCATTGCGCTTTTAACGTAAAGCGGACAGCGGCGCTGCGTGGAGCCGTTGTTGGGTAGTCGTTCAGAATGGATAAAATCAATTTTACCCCAGTTCATCACGAAGCCATCATTAACGACAGCGCGCTCACCGTTGTAATCTGCATTAATTAACTGCACTTCATCCATTAAATTGCGGTTTTGTTTTGCGGTAATTACGCAAGTCAAGCGCTCGCCCGAGGACGGGTCCCACGCTTCATTTGCCAACAACAGTTGAATGCCCGCTTTTAATTTCTCGACATTCATACCAGTAGCAGCGCTCGATCCTTCCGACGCGGACACTTGGTTAGCAGATAAAAACGTGGTGGAGGTAGCGCCATCTACACCGGTTTTAGACGTACCGAAATACGCATTGATAATTTCATCATCCATCGCGCGATTCATCGCAGCGGTAGCGTTGGAAACATAATGCGATTGCGGGTCGATCAACATGCGCAACTTATCAATGTTGTCGATTAAATCATTCCAGTCATAATCAACTGGATAAACCCAGCGACGATCTGCACTCGTTTCAACTGGTGTTAATGCTGGATAACGAGTCGTACGTTTGCTTGCGACAGTTGCAGCAAATTGCTCTACGGGGACACCAGCTTTACCGGTATAAGAGCCGATGGTAACGGAGTTAATTAAGCGGGAACCAATTTGTTGCGAAAGCAACTGAACATTGGTCGTGTATTGTTGAACGAAATGAGTTGTTACTGATTGTGACATGGCTATTCGCCTCTAAAAATTAATTTAATAATTTCGAAAGGCTTGCCCTTGCGGGGCCATTTCTTTGGATGTGATTTATTGCAGGAGGCTGTGCCTAGCCTTTTCCTGCTGTAGCGGGTTTATTCGCTGGCGGGTTAATATAAGCTTCTAACTTTTTTGCTAAATCGATAATGTCTTCAGCCTTTTTATTTGGGTGATGACATACTTTAATTATTTCTAAACGCAGGGTTTGAATATCCATTATTGCAACTCAGGATAAGCAATTGGTGGAGTTGCTGCATTTCAGCTTGCTTTTGCTTGTCTCCAGCTAAATAGGCTTTCGACCATTCAGCATTAGACCGAAGCTGTTCGATCTTCGCTTTTGCTTGGCCCGGCGTCATAACACCGAATCCATCTGAGCCTTCAGCGGTTACCATTTTGTGCTCACCAAGCCCCTCACCGATTTTTGCGAATAAATTCATAAGCGCTTTGGTGCCAATAGCAGATTCAATCTTTGCCAACACTTCCTGTTTATTTTCACCAGGAATAAATTGATTCACTGCACGACGTGCTAATTCTTCGCGTGCCGAATAGGCTTGACCCCATTCAGTTTTTAAATCAGCCAAGTCTTGCTGCGTTTGAACCGATGCGGCTTGATTTGCTGCTTCAGTTTGCGCAGCCTGGAATTCATTCCATTTACCGATAAAAGCCTCAGCGGCTTTGGCAGGGATATTCGCTTCATGAAACCAAGCAGCAGCGGTCTTTGCTAATGCGTCTGACTGGCCTTCCGGAACCGGCAAGATATAACCTTCCGGCTTTTCAGGCACACCAAGCTTGCCCCAGAATCCTCTAACTTCTTCCGGTGCCGCATTATCTTTCGGTAAAACTAAAGTATTACCGGCACGATCATGACCTAACAATTTTTCCAAGTTGTACGCTGATTCAGCGACAGCGAGCGGGTCTTTAAATCCCTTTGCCTCAGTCCAATTACGAACATTTTCATTTGCGATTTTGGAATACCATGCATCATTATTTGCAGCTGGTGCCTGTGGTGGAGTTGTTAAAGCTGTTGCTGCCGGATCAACTGCTGCCGGTGCCGCTTGGGCCAGTGTTGCAGCCGCGTCACTCATCTTGTGCTTCCTCTTTCAGGTTTAGTAAATGTGAATCATCAATATTTAAATGGCTGATAATTCGTAGCCATACTTCTTGTCGACCGATTGCAACAGCCGTTGCGAAAGGATCCGCAACATTGCCACTCGAAATCATTAATGGCGTGCCCATACCTTTGCAAAATCGCTTCAAATCAGCGAGCACTACATCAGTGGATTGCCCAGGATTAAACACAGCGCGGTAGTGAGACTTGCGCTTAACAATTCGCTCAAAGTAATTTCGGATCATTTAGGGATAATTGCCGGTGCTTGTTGATTCGGTGCGGAAGCTGCCATTGCGCCAGCTTGTGCAAAGTCTTTAGCCGCACTCGCTGCCACCGGAGCGGCTTGCAGTAATTGCTGAGCTTGCTGTGCCTGTGCCTTCTGATCTTTAATCGCTGCCACTTGATCGCGAGTGAATAATATTTTTTCAGGCACGCCATTAATGTCAGCCAGTTCTCGGGCGATTGAATCAAAATCAAAATTGTCCAGCACACCCGGATCAACCTGCGCCATTGGCATAATGGCCTGAATCGTGTTCATAATCGCAACACCTTCACGGCTACGCTGCGCAAGGCTCAAGGGTGACGTGTGGACGATTGAGCGAATGCCGCCAGCCTGAACCAACTTCAAAGGCATCGGTGGCAGCGCGCCGTTAGCTTCGAGAATATCCAGCTCACGCTCGACCATTGGCTCGACAAATTCGGTTTGTAATCTGCCGCCAGCAGGGGCTAATAATTCACCCTTTTCCTGTGCACGGAGCATTGCCTCAGTTGCGGTGATCTGCGGGTTATCTACTAAAATGCGAAACAGTGTTACGAAGAATGCATCATTGATAATGTCGCGCTCTGCATCCATGAGCTCTTGGCCAATATCAACGCGAGCACCCGAATTAAACGGCACTGCCATTGGCCTGCCATTGTCATCAAGATAACCCCTATTCAGCGCGTTAGACTGCACGCTGAAAGCACCAAGGCTGCCGTTATCAGTTAACATAATCGGTGGCTCAACGGTCTTCTGTGCTGCGCGTAGAATGGTTTTCTTCATCTCGTTCAGCCCTTTTATCGTGGGCAAAACAAGCATTGCTTGAGAACGTCCGTAGACTTCTCTTGGGCCTGTTTCGTAGCGTGGCGTAACAAACGGGAATACTCTAAAGCCGCCCTCGCTGATTACTTGCCGCTGTTCAAGCGCAATGTAATACGACGAGAACATCATGCCGCGATAATCTTTTCGACTTGCAACACGATCTTCATTCGGTTTTACGCAGTGCAAAAACCAAAAGGTTTGTTG